TTCTCTTCTTTTTTGAGAACATGCTGATTTTTTTTGAGCATCTGTCATTTTGGAAGCAACACCTGCGGCTCTACATTTAGGGTAACCTTTAGAATCTGCTTCAGGTCTACCACACGGTGGATGTCCTCCACCTTCTTTTTTTCTACAAATATTAACCCAAGGACCACGAGGTTGTTTACTACCTTTTGGTTTTTTCTTGGTTCCAAACCAAACTGCTAAATCTTCTTTAATTGGTCCAACCGCTTGTTGTATAATTTTTTCAGGGTCTTCAATGTCACCAAGAACACTTCCATCCTCATCACTTTGTCCAGTGTAAAAACTTTTTAAATATGTGTCAACTTGAGATATTCTATCAGTTCTTTTTTCAATACGAGCACGTTCTTCAGGTGTTTCTTTAAAATCACCGTCAGCCTCTTCGTAAGCTAACTCAGCGTTATCATAATCGTACACATCAATAGTGAAAGGAGCGACTTGTTTGTCGGTCCAAGGTTGTGGTGAAAGTACTATTGGAACTTTAAAATGTCCTGAACTTCCTGAACCTGTTGCTTCACTTATTCTATTTTTTTTCATATACTTATACTATAAATATACAGATAACACATTATGGAACAACAAAAACAACCAATATTATTTCTATTTGAAGATGTTGCAATATACAAACCTGAAGACATTGATAATTTGATAGATTCTTTAACTGAAGAACAAGCAAAATTTATGTTAATCAGAGCGGTTCAAATGGCTTATAAGAATGGGTTATATTCTTTAACTGAATCCGAACTTGTTTCAAAATCACTTAGAATGTTAAAATAAAAAAAGGAGTCTCACGGGACTCCTTTTTATTTATAACTTATTTCCACAAGACGGACAAAATTTATATTTTGATTTTGTCTTGATACCACACTCGGTACAATAATGTTTAATCTCATCTGTAGTTTTATTTTTAATACCTAATGGTAATATCTTGAAAATAATTTGACGAGATGCGTTATATTCAAAATTTTGATACGAATTAGTAAATTGTTGTTTTGATTTTTCACCTTTTTCAACTCTTCCTGTTTCAATGGTATTACTAACGGATGAAGTGTTAGAATAATACGCCATTGGAGCCGAACTTGATGTTGTAAATGTAATATCACCATAATAAGGTGAACCTGTATTGATACCTGACCAACCAGTGCCCCAATTCCCCCCTGAAAGATGAGGATATTGAGTATAAGTTTGTTCATTATAGAACTCAATTCTAACATCCCCGTTTAAATCAATTGCCGTCCTGTTTGCCGACGTATCTTTTACTTCGTAGGTACTGAACTCAAACTTGTTGTTAGTGTCAAGGAAACGTTCTAAAAATACTCTCTGACCTGGTTTAATAACAACACCACCTGTGGAGATGTATTCACCATTCAATTTAATTTTACAGAGAACAGATTTTTGTGTTGGGTTATGAATTTCAAATTCAAAATTATCCTTATCTCCAAGGAAAACGGTGTTACCGTTGTAGACTTTAAGACGCGACTTTTTCTTTGTGATGTGAGCTGTCGGTTTGCCCACGCTTGTTGTTGTGTAATACATTTTCTTTAATTTTATAATAGTTAATGACTATGTTACCAATACCTTTGTGTCCGTGAATACTCAACAGCTTGTTATGGCTGGGGACTGATAAACTAAAATCTAAAAATAAATATAATCAATTTGAGATTTTGGTAAACAAAAAAAGGGAGACAATTTCTTGTCTCCCTTTTGGTATCTAAATAAGATATTGATTATCTCAATTCTCTTAAGTCGAATGTTCTAACACCATCAACTGTGATACGTCCGTAGAATCTGTTATTCACCATTTTCTTAGCGTATCTAGTCATGATACCTTTGATTGGTGTAAAGTTGAACGGATTGTACATAGTTGGAGTTAATTGTAGAGGTACGTACGGTGCGTAGATGTAACCTGTGTCTAACAATGATGTTCCTTTGTGTCCCATTAACACTTGGTTTGGTGGGAAGTAAGGGTCACGGTAAACTTGGTAACGACCAGCTAATGTACCAACTCTTTCAATACCCATGTTGTATTGGTCTTGCTCAGGAGCCGCGTTTGATACGTGGAAATATTCCAAATCATCAAAGATTGCACTGATTTCAGAAGAAACAACAATCCAGTTTGCTCCACCTCTTAATGTAGATTTGTGGATTTGAGCTGAAATTTGGTTGATTGCTGTGATTAAAGTTTGGTTCCAATCTTTTTGAGTATAAGGAACTGCACTTGAACCCAGACGCTTCCAACCATTGTAATCCCATCTTAAGTTCCAAGCTGCTCCTTTACGTAAATCTCTTAAGATTTCACGGTCAATTTCAGCCGCAACTTGCTCAGATAATAAAGCTGTTAATTCAGCTTCAGCATCAATGTTGTGGAATGCTGCAACGTCTTGTGCCATTTCTGGAGACCATTGAGCTCTTAATTTTCTTTCAGTTACAGAAACTGTTACTGACATAAGGTCAAACGATACCTCACCAATTCTATCTTCAAACTCTAAGTTTTTGTAGATTCTGTAAGTTCCAGTGAATGCGTTGTCACTTGCAGTAGAAGAAGAGAATGTTGAACCTGTGTAACCGTCCATAGAACCACCACAAGTGATACATACTGGAACTTGTAAGTCAACTTCTAAGTAGATTTTACCTTCAGCATCACATAAGTTGTCATATTGACCACCGTCAGTTTTACTGTTAGGGAAAGTTAACGTAGCGTTGTTGTTACCGTATTGTACAATACCTTTACCATATCTTTGAGTTACAACTCTAAATAAATAAGGGTTAGTTGTGTTAGCTGACGTGTAAACGTTACCTGCAACACCATAGATAGTTAAATCAGATAAGAATGCTTCATTATCCATTGGTTGACCATCAGGACCGATTAATTTACCTGCTCCATCAGACGCGAAACCTGACATAACAATTAACACTTTTCTGTAGTCAGTTTCAGTGTAAGCTGAAGGAACTAATGAATCCGCTAACCAAGATACAGTTACAACTGGTGCTGTGATTGCAGAATATTGTCCTTTAGAATAGTCAAATAAACCTGGTGGGTCTAATGCTGGTTCGTTACCTTCGTAGAATCTATCGTAAAGGTCTTTAGTGTTGTTGTAGTCGTAACCACTGTTAGGTGTTTGGTCAGAAGCAGCGTTTGGTGAACCATACGGTGCGTAGTGAATACCCGTTGTTGCCAAGTTTGCAGGGTCAGTGTACGCTTGAATGTTAGGTACAAAGTAGAATAATTTACCGATAGGTAAGTTCATAGCTTGTACTGAAACGATGTCGTTTGCTAATAATTTAGAGAATACACGTCTAACAATTGGGAAAACCACTGTTTCAAATGCACCTGTATCAGATGTAGATGATGCTTCATTAATTAAAAATGATGCTTGGTTTTCGTATAATTGAGCTACGTTTTCTCTCATGTGACCTTTAAGACCTTCTAAAAAGCCTAATTTGTCCCATTTGTTGATTGTATCTTCTTTGATAACTTTAAGGTGTTTTAACCCAATGTTACCAACAAGACCTGATTCTAATAATGCTCCCATTTTAGTATTTGTTTTTGTTTTTAGTTTATTTTAATTTTATTTTTACCCTAATTTACCCATTAAATCTTTCATTCTTAAGAACTGAGGATTTTCATAAGTTTTTGATTCAATTAGAGTTGTTGATGAACCTGTAGTAACTGTTTTATTTAATTTTGAGCCTACTGATTCATTAATTGATTTTGTTTCTACCTTAGATAATTCGTCTTTGATTGACCTATAAAGATTTTTAGATTCTTTTAAAGTTTCAACATCGTCAAATCTTCTTAGGATGTTTATTTTTTCTTTCTTAGTAGTTGAGTGTTCTGTAAACAATCTTGTAGCGTAAGCTAAATTTGAATTGAAGATTGCAACTTCATTAAGTTTTTCTCTAAAAACATTTAATGCTTTTCTGTACTCTTCATTTTTTTCTCTCAACATTCTAACTTCTTCTTGAGTAGATTCAGTTTTAACACCATTCTTACCATAAACATAGTTTCTGTTTGGAGTGATACCTTTTCTTAAACCTCTACCTTCTTTAGACCCCATGCCGTATGTTCTAGCAGCTTCTTTGGTTTCTTCTTTTTCAAAAGCCTTTTCTCCTTTAGAATTTGTCATACCTTTTTTAGTGGTGTAATCTTCTTTACCTTTCATGGTTTTAGATTTATCACCTCTATTCATTCCGTAATCACCTTCTTTAGTTTCAGCTTTAACAACTTTAGATTTACCTTCCATGTTAGCACCTTTTTTGTATTCGAATTTTGCTTTACCTGTTCCCATTTCTTTAGGACCTTCTTTTTTGTCTTCTTTGAATCCACCAGAAGTCTTTTTGTATGAGAATTTAGGACCTGAGCCAATTCCAACACCTGTAGGTTTTACTTTTTTCATTCCTTTTTTAGGACTATAAGATTCGTTTGTTGATTCTTCTTCATCAGATTCTTCGTCTTCTTCAGATTCTTCGTCTTCTTCAGAGTCTTCGTCTTCTTCTAATGAAATTTCATACATAACTCCCTCTTCTTGTTCCTCTTCTTCAGTGTCAAATCCATCTTCTTCATCTGTGTTTTCCATTTCTTTAAAAATTGCTTTGAGTACTTCGTCAATATCTTCATCATCATCTATCTTCATCATGTCATCTTCCATAATGTCATCAGACATCATATTATCTCCCATCATGTCATTTTCAGATTCTCCAAGTTTAACAAGGTATTCAACATCAGCATCATTATCAGTCAAGTGAACATCGTCACCATCTTTTTTAATGATAATTCCGTCT